CTTCTTCGCACGCAAACCCCCCACCACCCGGGGGGGGGGGGGTTGACTTCTTTGCCACATTATTTATAATGCTAGACAAAAAATACAGATAGTGTAAAAAATAGAACATAATTAATCAACAAAAGTAGGAAAAATGGCCAATAATTTATATCAAGATTACCTCGATAATTTCGTAATAATTCGTACTTATTCAGCTGGTGTTTTTGCTGGAACATTAAAGCAAGTAGAAAAAGATCAAGTAGAACTTGAGAATGCCATTCGTATATGGTACTGGGAAGGTGCTTTTAGTTTGTCTCAATTAGCAATGGAAGGAGTAAAAAAACCTGATGAATGTAAGTTTGCTGTAATAGTCGATAAAATTCTATTAAACGGTGTTATAGAAATTATTAAAACTACAAAAGAAGCAGAAAACAATATAAAAGGAGTTGCTCCATGGAAAAAATAAAACTTAATTATGGCTCTGGCGATGGCTATGGCTCTGGCGATGGCTCTGGCTCTGGCGATGGCTCTGGCTCTGGCTCTGGCTCTGGCTCTGGCTCTGGCTATGGCTCTGGCTCTGGCGATGGCTCTGGCTATGGCTCTGGCTCTGGCGATGGCTCTGGCTATGGCACTGGCTCTGGCTTATAAGTTGATAAAAATTGCGGGGCATAATTCCATTTTATGCCTTGAATACCGCAGAAAGACTGAGCTTCATTCCTTAATATAGAACTAACCTTGGTTTCGTGCTATAGTGAGCATAGATAAAAGAATGTTTTAAACAAGACTTTATAAAAACAAGAATCTAAATGTTTTATTAGAAAGAATGAGTAGAGCCACATTTCATATTGTATACGATGGGTTAGCCTTAAAAGATAACGAGATAAATGCTAAATCTCTTGCATCTGCTTTACTAGCCATAGCAGAAATATTTGAGGAAGCAGACAAAGTATTAAACCATGGACGTACTAAGTCAGAAGTAAATATCAAAGCCTCCTTTAAAACTGGATCATTTAAAATAGATTTTGTAACTGTTCAAAGTTTTTTACAGAATTTACAAGAGTTTCTTATTTCTGATACTGCGCAAGCAACATTAAATGGTGTAGAAATACTAACCGCAGTATCAACTTGTTTAGGTATAATTAAATTTTTAGGAAAAAAGAAAGTCACTAAAATTGAACCTATAAATAATAAAAATATTAGAATATATCGTGAAGACGATCAATATATTGAAGTTGAAAAACGTGTACTTGAACTTTATAACAATATAAAAATCAGAGAAAATTTAAATGAAGCTATAGCAAAACCACTAGCAAAAGATGGATATGATGAATTTGCTATTATTTCAGAAGATAAAATCTTAGAACAAGTAAAAAAAGAAGAGGGAATATTATTTGTCAAACCTGAGATACAAAATGAAGAAATATCTACGAAGGAGTTTGAACACGTTTATTCTATAGTTTCCGTTATTTTTAAAAAAGATAATAAATGGCGGCTTTTTGATGGTAATAATGAAATCAACGCTATAATAAAAGATTCAGATTTTTTAGATGGTATCGAGAATGGTAGCATTTCATTTTCTATGGGAGATAGGCTATTCTGTCAAGTAAGGATTACTCAGTTCGAGACTGATAAAGGATTAAAAAGTGAATATGAAATTTTAAAAATAAAAAGACATATAAAAAGACCAGAACAGTTGAATTTTTTTAATATCCACAATCTATAATTTTAACATCACTAAAGTATTCCCTATTGTTATAATAATTTTTATTTTCTGCTGAAAGATTAAATTTAGCCGTAAAAATAACTTTATGCCTATCCTTTATTTTATCTAAAAATTCTCCGATATTATTGATATTACTAAAATGATATTCATTAATATAAATAAATTTACTTATATGATTTTCTGTGTTATCTAACAATTCTATGTTAGACAACACCATATACAATATACCTTTAGAACTTGTGTAGCGGTTTAAATCACCAATAAAAACATCCTGACCGTTTATTGGAGAATAATCAACTTTATCTTCTTTTTTATCTTCTTTCCAAAATCTTTTTAATTTTTCTAATAATATTTTAAACATCAGTTCTGTTCTTTTGTTATTTGTAAATTTAGAAAAGATAAGGCCTTAATTGTATTTGTCAATGGTTTAAAACCATCAGTAGTTCTATTCTCTAGGTCATATGCTCTTACTACCACTTCATCGATTATCTTAGGTTTCTTTACCTCTTCCCGATATACGTTAGCTTTTATGCGGAAGTTATCGTTACCCGTTTTAACAGCATCTCGCAGCTCAAACCGCAGACATTTACCGAAATATGCCATAAATTGAGCTTTTGAGCAAAACTTGTTATCCAGTCGTTTTGACATATCAAGGAGTATTTCGTTCATAGCATTTAGGCTAAAGTCTCGCCCTGATAGGCTTTGTAATTTAGCATTATCCTCCTTGTTTAACGGATAATGGTGCTTTAAGCCTTGAGGCTCGCTGTACTGGTTAAACTTGTAAATTCTTGCTCTGCGTTCAGCGTTAGTCGGTTTTTTCCGCTCGTTAGGTACTCGTTTTTTGAATTTCTTGTTTTCAATTGGTATAACTTTAACTTCTTCAGAATTTTGTAAAAAATTAGATTCCAGATCTATATCTTCAATATTCTTATTTTCTTTATATATATAGATAGGGTCGTTTTCTTGGGAGATTTTTTTCCCGATAGAATATTCTATAAAGGTAGTATTTTCAAGGTTTTGCTGCTTATAACCAAACTCATAACTATAACGATATTTTTTGTTATTATGAGTAACGGAATTATGATAGGTAATATCCAAAATGTCTGCTAGTTCCTTGATAATATTTTGATTCTGTCTTCTTTCAACAAGCGTGAATGTAGAAATATATTTATGATTTAAGAACACTCTTGCACCTTGTCTTAGTTTACCTATAACTGCACTAAGTAATTTATTGGCAGGGCTACTAAGGAAAAATGACTTTTGACGGATGGGCTTAAGCTTTCTATTAGCTCTTTTTATCTTATCCCACTCAAGATAACTCTTACGATAGCGGGCTTTCTCTTCTTTAAATGAGTATAATTTGCATAGTTGGTCTTGGTACTGGTACGATTCTGCTTGTGTTAACATATTTACTAAAAAATTTTAATTAATTCTAATTTTTTAGAAAAAGTGCCTTGACGAAGAGATAATATACCCTTATACTCCAAATTGTTATACATGGAGGTAGGGTGCTTTTCTTTGCGGTTAGGCACTCTTTCTTTTTTATCGCTATTGTTTCTGATGTTTTAATTCTTATTTCCTATAAATTCTCTCCATAACCTCCTAATTTTTACTTACATAACAAACAAGAATATTAACTGTTTCAGTAAAAGCAAGTAAAATTTGCTTTTAGGTCTTGACTTTTTTTTAAAAAGATTTTTAATATATTATAAAGTAAGTATAAATAAATGAATGTATTTAATGATAAAAAAATGTTAAGTGAAGCTATATTTCATGCAGATATTTTATCTGCTGGACAAAAAAAAGTATTAAATATTATATGCTCTTCTGATTATCCAGTCCCAGCATCTTCTATCTTAGAAATGATGGGAAGTTCAAAACAAGCAGTTCATTTTAGTATAAAAAAATTACTTGATAGAAATTTTATTATAAGAAAAAAAGATAGGGTTTTTGTTTATGAACCTAATAAGATAAGAATTAAAGAATTGACTAAAAGATATAATCAAAAGCTCTCTATAAAATAAAAATAATTTTGACTTTTTTGTAAAAAAGTGGTTGACCTTTCTATTTTTTCCCTCTATACTCACATCATAAGGCATAAAAAAACGCCCTAAGCGCTAACTTAAGACGTTTTAAGAACCTTATGTGTCGTAAGAATAAAATAAATTAAGGAAAAAAATTCTTACTTTTCAATAACCAATCCATAAATGGAGGATATATGCAAAATATCTTAACCCTACCTTTATGTCAAGGTAGAAATTCTTACGAAAAAAATCGTAAAAACATTAATAATCTAGCAAGTTATGGTATAATTGATGAAAGCCATCAGTTGTTAGAATCTACCATGCTAAGCTTAGAAGACATCAGCGTTGCTAAGGCTAAAGAGGCTTTAAAGAAAGGGTTATTTGGTACTAAAGAAGCTGTGCAGGTATTTTCAAATCTTGAGCAATTAAGGAAAGCAGTAAAAATCTTTAATGAGCGCCAACGCAAAGAGCAATTGCCAGCTAACATAACCGAAGCTCCTAAGTTTCATGAGGCTAAAAGTGAACCTGTAGAATTATCCGAATCTGCTCGGGATACGATTGCTAGGATCGGCTTTAGAGCAAGAGAAGCTTTTATAGAGGAGCAGATAGAGAGGGCTAACCTTTATAATATTCCTTATGAAAGCTACGGCGATAATTATTATCAATTAATGATTGATATTGATAAATACGAGTATTTACTCGAGCGAGCAAAAGACTATTGTATAGATTGGGATGCTAGCGAATATGATATGCTAGCTTTAGAGCAGGAAATAGAAGAAGCTGAGCATAATGCTTACATACATGATCAAGAATTACGCTCTTACTATTCACAATCAAGAGGGGTAGAGGTTTAAGATGTCAGAAATAAAAGATCGTTTTATTCCGAAAGAAGAATTTATGAGGTTATTATTTACTAAAATTGATGGTGTAAATACTCATGAATTATCTATGTGGCTTAAGTCTCAAACTAATGATCAGTGGGTAGTAGTTCCAAAAAGTTTTTGTGATTTATTATTACAATTTATTAAGACATTAAATGAAAATAATGTTCTTGTAATTGAAAAAGAAGCATTAGAAACATTTGAGAATTTTAAAAAATATTTATAGGAATACAAGATGGCTATAGAAAACAATGAATTTATTACTAAAGAAGATATATCTAAATTGTTACAGATTATGGACGACAAAATATCAATGCATGACTTATCAACATGGCTTAAGTCCAAGACTGATGACGAGTGGGTAGTAGTATCAAGGGGTTTTTGTTCTATAGTAGTTGAATTTTTTGAATGGCATCTTAAAGAAAAGTTAGACCCAAGTTTTCTACCAATAAAAGAGATGTTAGAGAGAAATATAGTAGCTATAAAAAAATATTTATAAAATTATAATATAATAAAATCAGTAAATAATAAAAACATTATATACAGAAATAATAATAAAGAAATAAAGTTATTAGTATGAAAAATAGACAAGAATGGTTAGGAGAACGTAAGAATTACTTGGGTGGTACTGATTTAGCTGCTATCTGTGGCTTAAGCCCATATAGGACTGCTCTTGATGTGTATTTAGATAAAACCAGCGATGATATTAGAGAGGAAACTAACGACGCAATGAGGTGGGGCAATCTTTTAGAAGATGTTGTTGCTAAGGCTTACAGTGAAGATACTGGCTATTTTTTAAAAATAGCAGATGGCCCAATTTACCATTCTGAATACAAGTTTTTAGCAGCGAATATTGATAGATGGGCGCACGATATTCATCCCTTTAAAAATGAAATGTCCACAAAACATGTTCTTGAGTGCAAAACTGCTGGCTTTAATAAGGGCAAAGAATGGGGCGACTCAGGCACTGACCAAATCCCTGAGTCCTATCTAGTGCAAGTAGCTTATTATGCTGCTATCTGTGATGTACCAAAAGTTGATATAGCTGTCCTAATTGGCGGTCAGGATTTTAGGATTTATACTTATAATAGAGACAAAAATCTAGAAGAAAAGCTTATTAAAATTGGCGTTAATTTCTGGCACAATCATATAGAAAAAAGAGTGCCGCCTAAATGTGTAAATACTAGGGATACGTTTAACTTATTCCCTCAAAGTAATAGTAAACAAATAACCGCTAAAAATGATATATTGGCAAAACTAGAAGAATTAAAAATTGCTAAAATGTCAGAAGAACAAATACAAAAAACTATTGAAAAGTTAAAGGTTGAAATTCAAGAGTTCATGCAGGATTACGATGTGCTAATAGATGAAAACGGCAATGTAATAGCTACATGGAAAAATACAGCACCAAGGTCATTATTTGACCTTAAAAGGTTTAAGGAAGAAGCTAAGGAAATGTACTTGAAATACGCAAGTTATAGTAAGCAATCAAGAGTATTTTTAATTAAATAGAAAATAAAATGGCAATAAAAATAATGGTTTTGTTTCTAGCATTATTATTGTTAATAGGAACAGGAGCTAAAATATTAAAACACTTTTTTGATAAAGATTAGGAGATAAAAAATGAGTAATGTAATTTTAGATAATGCAATTAATGATATTGTAAACATATCTGTAAAAACCATGTTAGATTGCAAAGACAATACTAGTCCTGAACATGAATGGTTATGTTTTAATAATCTACTTGAACTTATAAGAAATAGAGTAATAGAAAAATTAGAAAAGATGGAGTATTTTAAATGAGTAACATAACAACAGTAAATACCAGTAATGAAATTGACCAGCATATCTGGTCAGCATTAAAAAACAGTTTATATACTGGCGCAAGAGATGAAAGTATAAAAATGGTTCTTGACTATTGCAAAGCAGCAAAATTAGACCCAATGCAAAAGCCTGTACATATTGTCCCAATGAGCGTAAGAAATGCCGTTACAGGCAAATACGAGTATAAGGACGTGGTTATGCCTGGGGTTGGTTTATATAGGATACAAGCAGCACGAAGCAATCAATATGCAGGAGTAAGTGAACCTGAGTTTGGCGAAGATGTTACATGTAATTTAGGCGGCGTAGAGATTACTTATCCTAAATGGTGCAGGGTAACAGTGAAAAAAATAGTAAATAATACTATTGTTGAATTTACGGCTAAAGAATACTGGCTGGAAAATTATGCTTCTAAAAAAGATGAACGTACCCCAAATACTATGTGGCAAAAAAGACCATATGGACAGATTGCTAAATGTGCAGAAGCACAAGCTTTGCGTAAAGCTTTTCCTGAAATAGTTGGTCAACACCCAACAGCTGAGGAAATGGAGGGGAAAGATATTACTGATCTTGAAATAGAAGTTAAAAATATCACTCCAAAAGCTCAAAATATAAGTAGTAAACTTGACGCTGTACTGAATGATTTTATGCAAGAATCGAAGGAAACGCTTGCGGAATTAATAGAACTTATTAAATTGTATAATGTACCAAGTGAAATAATAAACAAGTGGTGTAGCAAAGCAGGTGTTGAAAGTATTGCTGACTTAGGTGAGGAAAGGCAACTATCCTGCATTGAATGGATTAATAAGCAGTATAACTATTCGCAAGATATGGAGGCGGCTTAAAAATTCACTTTATACTCACTTAAATTAATATATAACTGAAAGTATGACACAAGAAACACCAAAATTTACTTTTATTGATTTATTTGCGGGGATTGGAGGTTTTCATTTAGCTGGGTTACAAAACGGCGGTAAGTGTGTTATGGCTTGTGAAATAGATAAAGCGGCTAAAGAAACTTATTTAGCAAATCATAAAGTAGAAAATTTTGTTGAGGATATAAGACAATTAAATGTAAAGAATATACCAAATCACGATTTATTGTGCGCTGGCTTTCCGTGTCAACCTTTTTCTCAAGCTGGATTTAAAAAGGGTTTTGATGATATTAGAGGAACATTATTTTTTCATATTGCTGAAATCATCCGAGTAAAAAAGCCAAAAGCATTTTTTTTGGAAAATGTAAGACACTTATTAAATCACGACGATGGTAAAACTTTTGCTAAAATCAGACAAGTTTTAGAATATCTTGGATATTCTTTTTATTATAAAATAGTCAAAGCTTCTGATTTTGGTTTACCTCAACATCGTCCTAGGTTATTTATTGTTGGGTTTAGGAATCAAAATATTAAATTTGAATTTCCTGATAGATTACCATTAGAAATTACGATGTCAGACGTTTTTGGCAAAAGCTGTAATAAAACTATAGGTTTTACTCTTAGAGTTGGCGGTAGAGGCTCAAAAATTGATGATAGACGTAATTGGGATAGATATTTGGTTGACGGCAAGGAATATAAAATCCAAACAAAAGATGGAATAAAAATGATGGGTTTTCCTGATGATTTTAAATTTCCAGTATCCAAGACTCAAGCAATGAAGCAATTAGGTAATAGTGTTGCTATTCCTGCAATTAGCAAAACAATTGAGGTTATTGCTAGATATTTATGAATAAAATTTTTGAACTTTTAGAACTGAAAGA